CAGACTCTTCAATGCGGAAGGTCAGATCAGCACCTGCGCCGGCAGCGGTGCCAGCGAGGATGATCTGAACGTCGCCTTCCCAGTCCTTGATGTCGACGCCGGTCTGGTTGCCGGTTGCGGTGATGGTGGTAGTAGCTAGAAGGGTGAAATGCTGGAGCTTGTCAAGCGAAAGTTCATGAACGGCCATGGGTTTGGCGGGGGCTAGGTTTGCGAGGGTGAGGCATTGCAGCCTCCGAGGTGATCACCACGGGATCAGGATCCTGCGCTACCTCGGCCCTGCCAATGGCCAGCAGCAGCCGGGCATCTGCAGGGGTTGCATCAACCACATCGCCAACCCGGGCAGGCTGGCCGCTGATTGATGTCTGGCGAAGAATCCTGATCCTCATAGTGGTCACAGGGTGTTGTTGCCGCGGCAGAACGCTTGAGGGTGACGCACCGCGTAGTCGATGGCCTGGTGAGCCACGACCCGAATGTTGCCTTCTTTGTCCTCGCTGTAAGGGTTTACCTGCAGATCGACGGCACCGAACAGGCCTAGGACCAGCTGGCTCCAGACACCGAAAAAGACATCACCGGCTTCCACCTGGTTGGACCGGACAACGCCGTAGCTGTTGACGGTGCCACCAGGCTCAAGGACGAATTGAGCCGTGCCAGTCGCCTTCTCGGTGGTCTTGAATCCGCCGTAGATGGTGGCATTGGTGACATAGCCCATCGTGCCGATGTCGGCATCATCGGCGGCAATGAGCGTCTCCATGTCGACCAGCTCGGCGTAGGTGGGCTGGTTGGCGCCGAAATCCTTGGTGTTGATTCCGGTGGTCGCCTTCAGGCCCTCAGGCTGGGAGGATGAACTCAGGCCGTAAAGGGCAACGCGCGCTTGCTCTAGCGCCATCACGGTGACCAGATCGTTGCGAACGAACGTCTCAACGTCGATGCTGCTCTGGAGCATCAGCGAACGGCTGAAGCGGGTCCAAGCGCTCATCTCCTTGAGGGTCATTGTGACCTGGCCCACGCTGGGCTCGGACTCGGCGGCCGCAACGCCTTCGCCCTTCCAGTAGACCTGCGAGGTGCCGGTCTGCTTGGGGATGCCCACCGGGCCGGTTAGGCCAGAAAGGATGGTCACGCCAAGGCCGGTGAGGAAGTTGCGCTTCCGCAGCAGCTCGATGAAGCTGCCAGGGCGAGCGTCGGTAAAGATCAGATCACCAGCGCCGGAAGCGGTGCCAGCGGTGAGCGACCGGGACAGTACGTCGTTGGGGATCAGGAACCCCTTAGGGTTCATGCCCATTCGCTGAGCAGCGGCGTTGCTGGCCTCGCGCTCAAATGCCGCATCCTCCTGGAAGGTGCGCTCGTTAGGGAACAGCTGGGCTCGCATGGCCTTCAGGAAGCTGAAGGAGCGAGCTTGCTTGTCGGTCAGGCCGATGTCAGCCGAGGAACCGCCGGAGGCGATCGGCTGAGCAGCCGAGGCCTTAGGGGTTGCGGGCTGGCTGGCGCGCTGGGCCATGCCGTTGAGGATCTGGCGCATGGCGTCAGCCTCAGAGGCGCCGGATTCGATCAGCCCCTGGGCCAGATCCTCGGCGCCATGCTGGCGGGTAAGGCTGGTGATGCTGGCGACGCGGGTGCGCTCTTCGGCCGCAGCCTGAGCCCGCACCGCCTCGATGTCGAGTTGTGGTTCCATGGGTTGGGAAGGGGGGGGGTTGGTTGCGGCCGGAGCCGCGGCAGCGTCATCATCGAGACTTCGCCCGATTCCGACACTCTGATCTGCCGGCACGCTGACGATGGACACTTCATGTGGTTGCCATGAAGTGGCCAGGATTCCATCCTGGCCGTTTGCGCGCAACGGTTTTGCATCGGTGATCTGATAGCCCACCGACACATTGCGGAGGATGCCATCGCGGATGTCTGCCAGCTTCTCCTCTGCGAACGCCGACCGGCTGAACCGAACAGATACCAGGCCGCGGCCATCCGCCAACCAGCCGCGCTCGATCACGCCCAGCACCTGGTCAGGGTTGTGATTCCACAGCAGCGGAGCGCCATCATTGAGGCGGCTCATGTCCATTGCGCCTTCAGCATGGCTGAGCACCTCAGGCCCGAACCACCGCTCAACAGGCTGCTCAGAGCTGAACGGAAACTCCAGCGTCCGAACGTCTTCATCCTCAGGCTTCATACTGCGGCTGGCCGCCGCATAGTCGAACGACGCCAACCGATGCAGGGGCTTGCTGTTCAACTCCCGCAGATCCATCGCTACAATCGCCGGTCTTGAGTCCAGTGTAGCGGTGCCGTTGACGTTGGCCATCAGTTGAGATCCTCGCCCTCTGCGTCATCCTCGGCCGTGTCCTCTGGCGTGTCCTCAACCTCGCCCGGGCTGTCGGTGCTGTCGGTCTCTGCCGCAGTGTCGCTGGGCGCCCAGGGATCCTGAGGGATAATGCTGCCAGGTGGCCGCGCCTGAGTCAGGCCCGCGTTGCTCACCTGGCCAGGGTTGGTGTCCAGGATGATGCCCCGCGCTTGGGCCATGGCCAGCTCCTGCTGGCGTTCGTCCATCATCTCCTCGATGTCGCCGTAGCTCTCGGCAACGATTGCGGTTTGCGTGACGAAGCCAGCCCTCACCGCATCCTTGTTCGCAGCCACTTCCTTCTGAGGATCAACAAACTCCCAGCCGCGCGGATACCAGCGGCACTCCTGGTAACGGCGGAACATGGTTTCATAGCCCACCAGCGGCAGGGCGTTAGCTGCTACAGCCGCACCCATGGCACGCTCATTGATGGGAGTACAAACGTCTTCGATAATCCAATCTTGCAGGGATCGCCAGTAGGGCAACACTTCAAGCCTCTCTAGTCTAGAGCTGCTGTAGTTGGCTGTGCTGTAGTCACTGGACAACGCGGGATACGGCACGGCAGAAGATGCCGACAAACCGCGCAACATGCAGCGCAAGAACGGCTCATAGTCAGACTCATCGTTTCCCAGCTGGGGGACAGAAACCGTCTCTCCTGGCGCTAAGGTCTTGAATGTGCCAGGCTCAAACACTGTCACCCGATCGCCGGCATACACATCATCGGTCAAGTTGTCAGGTTCCGGGGTTTGGATAAACCCCATCAGCGACGATCGCGCGCGCTTGCCTATAACTTCCGCCATCTCAAATCCGTCTAGATGGTGCAAGCGCTTCATGCCAGCCACCAGCCAGGGCATCCCGCGCGTCTGGCCTGGCCTGTCTTGGATGTAAAGGTGGATGATCTCAGCCGCCGGAATGTCAACGGGAGCGTGTCCAGTTGAGCCTGCAACATCGCCGGGATGACTAGTCCTGAACCGGTATTCAATAGGCCTATTCCACTTGTCTACGTGAACCCCCATCCGCCACTGACTTCCATCAGGTAACCGGCCCGTAGTGTGACCTTCGTCACAGTAGTCAGACTCAATGATCTCAATCCCCAACGGAGTTGTACTGCCGCCGAATGAGTCAGGAACCAGCCGGATAAAGACTTCTCCAGACTCAACAACAGCATCAACGCATTGGCGGAGGATGCGGGCGAGTGAAAGCTTGCCTGCTACATGAATATGCTCTTTCCTGGTGTAATCTTTCCACCATGTTTCGATCTGTCGCCGCAGGTTGCTATCGATCTGGCCGTTGCCTTGCTGCATTTTGACGCGGCTTTGAAATCTAATCCCCCGGCCGATTACGTTGTTTGTAATGACGCGAATAGCCTGGGCAAAGTATGGATTGTCGCGCCGAAGTTGCCGACTTGCATTCCTCGCCCGTACCAGGCTGCCGTCAATCTCAGCGTCAGCGCTTGAGCTGGTCGTGACCCAGTTAGCTGTCAGCCGGTTTTGGATCGCCGTTTCATAGAGTCGCTGCTGTCGTCGTGACGGCGCAAGCACCTGCACCCGCGGGGCGGAAGGCTGGCGAGGCTGTGGGTTGAAGCCACGGGCACCGAACTCGAAACCCATCAGCCGAACCTCACGAACAGATTGCGCGGATCTCCCAGACCAGCGGCCACCTTCTCCGCCGCCTTCTCACGCGCCACAATTGCCTTCAGCTGCGCCTCCCGTTCCATCAGTACCCCCAGATCCTGCGCCGTGTAGCTGCGGGTGCCGATGGTGTAGGCCTTGCTACCCTTGGCGATGATCGCCCTGATCGCAGCCTGCACGGCCTCCAGATCCCGTTCTGCCTGGCTCCTGCCATCGAACGCAGCAGGCGGCTCGGCATAGCTCAGGCTGGCCAGCACCGTCGTACTGCCGGCGCCGATCGTGATCACCGTGGCACCGCTGCTGATCCTGCTCTGCCACTGCCACTGCCCAGCATCAAAGCCGCCGGTAGTCGTGGCGCTGATCGCCATATCCCAGCCTCCGTCAGCACGCGCAGTGCCAACCACCGTGGCACCCTCGGCCGCGGTGTTCGTCCGCAGGTAGCTGGTCAGCGTCCAGGTTGCTGATGTTGCAGCCGCGCCACTGAGGTCGACAGCCGCAGGCTCAACCCACGCCACCGTGTCACCTGCTCGAATCTCAGATGGGACAGTCATAGCCTCATGCTACCAACTCTGCACGAATCCACCGCCAGTGGCTGGCGCTGCTCGCCGCCGTGCGGTCGCACCCTGCGCCGGTGCCCGCCCTGCGCTCGCCTCCAGCTGGTCCCACATACTCGCCCGGTTGTACCTCCTGGCAACCAGCTGAAGGGCCGCGTACGCCATGCGTGTGCAGTCCCCGCCCTCGTCGTGCTCGCCGGCAGGTAGGTGCCACTCGTAGCGGGTGAACCCTTTGACCATCTTCGCCCGCCGCTTCCACGGGAACAGTTCCGCCAGGAACTGGTCGGTCGCCGCCTGCCCCAGGTGCAGGTAGCCGGGGCCTGGCTTGTCATTTCGCAACCGGCCCTGCAGGTGCAGGATGCTGGCGTTGGTGCCGATCGTATAGAGCAGCAGGCCCCGGCTGGGCTTGCTGACGGTGCGGTTCCTGCTGTCCACATCGATGGGTGACCCCTTCCCGATCAGTGGCCGGCCCTCGGTGCCCGATCCTTTCATCGGTACCCACAACCGCATCCGCGTTTTGCAGTACGTCCGCACTGCCTGCGGGGCATGGCCTCCATCGTCGATCCCGCCGCGAGCCAGCAGGAGCTCACGGCCGTCTTCGGTGCGCCAGCGGGTGGCCGCTACGGCATCGAGCTGATGCCACACCTCATTCTGTTGCGGGTCGCCGTGGATCTCCCAGTGGCCCAGGTGCCAGCCCTCCTCTCCGCGGCCCCATCCCCACAGGGTCACCACCAGCCGCTCGCCCATGGACCCGCCGCCGCCCTGCACGTCAACGCCGGCCGTGATCAGCAGCACACCAGCCGGCACGGTGTCAGCCGGGTAGCCGTTGCCTGCCGCCGTGTCCTGCCGCCGCTGCGCCAGGCCATCAACGGTGAACGCGTTCTCGATGTCGTCGCGCCAGGCCTCCGCCGCGCGCTTATTGATCCAGCCCTTGAGTAGGATCCTGTCCTCTTTCGCCCTGAGGAACTGATCCCGGATCTCGCCCCATTCGTAGCCGAGGCCCAGGGGGGAGTACCAGCTGGGCCGGTGAAACCCAGCGGTCTTCCCGTCACCCGTGGCGGAGGGCTGCCAGATCGCATCCCCCAGGAACCT